TCTCCAACAGCCTCGATACGCTAATGGACGCATGATCGAATGCCCTACCAGGTGTTCCAGTCTGGCGTCGCATCGTAAGCATTTGAACCGAGAAGCCAGCACTGCCGGCGTGCGCAGAACCGCGGGTGGAATGGCTGCTCACAGCACGATACCACTATAGAATAGTGCGATATCGGAACTTCATATCTACTGCCTCCATCGCAGCATCGGCCAATCGAACTGATGTCCATCCAGCTTACCGAAAGTAACCACGTAAGCCATACGCTCGTCCGGCGGGAGCGAAAACGCGACATCGAACGGCACCCCGTTTCTGACCAGGTACAGACAATCGGTCAGCTCGGGGTGCCGGACAAGTTTCCCGCTGTTGTGACCTGATCTATCCCTTCGGTCTTCGACATTGGCTCGATGGTCTCGGCAACTGCCTCGATCCCGGTGTCACCTAAGCGACTTACTAGCGCTTCAATCTGGTTTTCGGTGGAAGGCCAAGGTAGAGGTATATCATCGATAGCGGTGACGGCACTTGCCAGGATTGCCATCGCGAGCCAAGGTTGGTTAAGGGAAAGCTCTGGCCCCGCCGCCTTGAATATCCGTAGTTTATCTAATGCAGTCAATTTTCGGATTGTTAGACGGCGCCCTAAGCTATCTACAATCGAGCGCTCTTCGGTCGCCTTCGTAATTATTGTTGCAGATGGGGTCATCAAATCCGACTCCTGCTGACGGCAAAGAATTCCAGCTTCTGCTTGACACTATTTTCGCCCTTCCAGACTCCAGCATTCACTAACTTAAATGCCACACCAGCATATTGATATGTCGAGACTGATCCATCCGTCTCATTGATGTACTGGTACATGGTGATCGACCCGGAACTTCTTCCATTCAGATAAGCCTGCTCTGTTACCGCGATGAAATCTTCAACTACGGAATTGCCACGCTCGAGTTCGAAGCTGCCTTCCCATCCCTTTGGGAGCTCAGTACCCAACTGAGTGCCATCCAATCGGCTGACGCGTACAGACTGAGTTAGCTGTCGACTTTCGAAAGCGACGACATGCTCCAAATCTACGCGGCCACTGGGTCCAAGGACGACAAGCTGAGTATCGCGACCAACAGAAAACGTCGTAAATGACATAGGAATACCTCGTTATGTCGCTTGTCCACCGGGTAGCGTTTGTACAGAGACCTGAACTGTCTGGCCTCCTTCTACATTGACAATGAATTTTTCGTTGATAGATTGGTATTGCACCTGAGCGTCCGACTGAACATAGCCGAGGCCAGTCCTGCTCGCCGGGTTGTTGGACGTGTCGCAAATCACGCTGAATGGCAGACTCCCGTCTGTACTGCCGAGCAAACCTTGGCTGAACATATTCTGCAGGAATGAGAGCTGGCAGGAACGAATGCTACGGAACAGATCGGCGTTGATTACCTGCCCAACATACTGACCCATTCCCGCAGCGAGGGTAGCGGCGATGTAGTTGGTAAGCCGGGTGTAGTTGTCGCCGTTAATCGCTTGATTAGACGATGAGTTGAATCCGCCGCGGACCCCCCAATAGCTTCCGCCTGGCTGAGGGTTGCATATTACGTCAATCCCCGCGCCGAGCAATACTGCAAGATCTGCTGCGGAGTAGGAGGTACTCTGACCTGATCCTGGAGAGCCGGAGATCTGGCTGCCCACGACGCAGTAGATTTGCTTGTTTAGACTTGATTGCTCCGGCGACAGGTTAGCGAGCCGCCCCGCAGCGAAGCCTTGCGGTGACACAAGCCGGATCGTGGTATTCACCTGGTCGGACCACCATAGCCAGTCTCCGAACATCAGCTTCGCCGAATAGCTATCAAGCCCCGCCTCCTGCATTACGGTGACTGCATTTTGGATCGTATCTCCTGGCGGCCCCGTCAGGATCATGTAGACGCCTTCCTGAAGGCCGAATGCCGCCTGTGTTGTCCACTGAGTTGGGTCGTCGGAATCGGCCAGAACAGCGATACCGCAGCCCTGGCCTCTCAGGGCGTACATCCCCGTGCGAGGTGGAACGTCCGTGCCGACCAATTGCACGGACAACACAGTCGATGCCCCATCGGATCCCGGTGTGCTTGCACCAAGTGTTGTGGCGAAGGCCACCGGAGGTGCGGTAGCACCCCCGGCACTGGCGATCACGAGTTGCGATGGTCCACGCTGCGGACCTTGACCCATGTTTACTGCGGCTGCGAGGGCGAGCCAGAATTGCGCCCCGGTGCCAGTAAGATTGTCATAGACCTCGGGCTGCAAGCCCGGCAGCGTTATTATCAGTCGCCAAGTATTCGCTCCGGAACCGGCCTGTAGCGCCAAGCTGATCTGATTACCCAGTGAACCTGTGTAGAGCCCAGTAAACGCGACCGTTAGTCCGGGCACGACCACTTGTGCGGCGGTATCGGTTCCGTCGCTCACTCGAACGCAACGGAAATTCTGGGCTCCTTGCTGGACTGCGGTGGCGATCTGCGTTCCCATATCATATTGGCGGGCGATGACCGGACCAAACGACCGCGCATAATCCGCCATTGTTGCTATGATCACCGGCTGGGCGATCGGTCCCCATGACGCGGTGCCAACAACTCCTACCACATTGGTCGGCACGCCATTCAGGACGAGGTTCTGTGGTGGTACTATCTGGACGTAGAGATCTGGCACCACGAGCGCTGTCGTATTGATGCTGCCTTGCTGAACAATCGGCATTGGTGTTAATCTCCCCCCGGCATCCGCGCGGCTACGCGTACAACAAACTGGGCACGCTCGCCTTTGAGGATACTTGCGATGCGTGCGGAATCCGTGATCACGTCACCCCGCGATAAACCATCAAATGGCCTCACAACGACTAAATGCATTTCTATGAGGACTCCAAGATTAGATAATAAATGTACCAGCATTCAGGATAAAATCACCGAACAGCATGGCAGACTGAAGCGCTGACACCGTCGTAGGGTATTCGACGCGATAGAGGAGGTCGCGGCGGTAAAGCAGCGCATCCTGAGACTGGTCGAATACGAGTGTTCCGTGATATTGCAGGCGGCCTTGGGATCCGTCGGCCAAAGCGATGAATTGAAATCCTACAAGCGATAGGTCGATCGCCGATGCCGTGACGTCGCGTGTCGCGGGTGTGGGGCACCAGCACGTGATGCGGAATCCCTGTTCTTGCCGACGGACTTCGTGCATCACAGATGCGTCGGCGACCACTCGGGCCAGTACGCTGCTGGCGCCGGGAACTGTCACGCTGGCACCGGACACGTTGACGATCCAATCGCTGGCTACGGAACTCGCCAAGTTCGCAGCGACGGTCTCGGGAGTATCGCCAGCTCGTGTGCCGTAAACGTAACAATTTTTGTCTACTAATATCCCAACAAGCTGTCCCGCATTTGCGATGCCCGCGATAGTCACCGAAACGCCGGAAGCAGACGCTGTGAGTGTTGGCTGCGATCGGGATTGTCGCCGTTCCTGTAAATATCGCGTCGTGTTGTGACCCGGCTCACCCTGTGGGAAAACTGTGACATTAATGATACCAGCCGTGAGGTCTGAGTTTAGGGCCGTCGAGTTCGGCCATCCCCGGTAAACTCGACAAGCTGGCCCAGCCACACTCGACCCCCCCGAGCCGTTTGGGTAAAGCGCGTCGGAAGCTAATGCTACCAATGCATTTTCCACATCTGACTGATCGGCCATCAGGTTGTCACCTGTCGTACAGCTAATCTCCAACCAAGACCAGTTAGCTCGGTAGTTGCGACGATGCCGTTGCGTCCCAGATCATCAGACATCAAGTCGGCACTCTGTAACAAGGTGCCTGGGCAGGCGGGCAACAGAACCGTCCAGTAGGAGACCGTTGTGTCGGTTGGGAGATTGGCCAGCGGGCGACCTTCGCGCGATTCAACCAGCACACTCGCAGGCCAGTTGGTCATGATAGGAGTGTCGCTCGCTGCGGTAACGCCTCCGTAGGTATTCACTCCTGTCGCGGCCTGTGCTGCTGGACGGGCAAAAGATACCACACGATTGGTCTGCACGCACAGAACGGGTAGAAGTCTTTGCTGTGTGGCGATGAACCAAGTGGCGTCATGCTGCACTAAGTAGTCGCCCGGGTGCGTATATGCCGCATCGAATATGCCGCACCATAGAGCATCGCCATACTTGTTCTGTCGGCCAAACTTTCCGTCAAGACCGCTGAATGCGGCATGAAGACGGAGAAATCTGTTGCTTGCTGCGAGTGGGTTCCCGGCCCCGCGCGGCCGGTATGCACTTGTGGTCGCGCCAGTAGCTCGTGCGGCAACATTCAGACCCCAACGAATACGGTCCTCGAGCCGAGCGACGTCCATGTCAGACCACCAATGTAATTCCGGAATCTACAAGAGCTGGGCCTGGAGGAATGCCAAGAAATCCACAAAGACGCCGGCGCCAGTCGTCAAACAGTCGTGTACGATCGCGCGGCTCGTCGCGGTTCCGTGTCCAGACTGCTGCAGTATCGGTGTCGAGATTGTCAGCAGAACGTGGTATCGCCATCTCCAAGACGGCCAAAGTTCCCAAATAGCGCCTCAATACTCTCATCTCCGGCTCAGAAAGGTTATCGAGGCGGAACTCCAGCAATCCGTAGACCTGATAGAACCGCCAAGTCTGAAAGCCTGCTGGTGCAGCCCCGTATGCCGGGTAGCCACAGAACCGTCGCGTATCAGTCTTCTCGCAATCTGTGATTGGCATTAGGATATCGGTCCATCGCCGCACCTGAAGAGGATGCGATCAGATCCGCGGTTGAGTGCCGGAGCAGCGTATGTGATCGGCGGCCCGTCCGAAAGCGCCTGCCGTGCCGCTGTCACTTCCGGAATATCGGCCGCCCATACGGCAGATGATCGATCACCGCTGAAGTCGCATACCGTCACTGGCGCGGTATGGTCAGTTAGTACCACCGGTTCGTTGCCTCTACCAAGCCGGTTGCTCGTGGATATTTTGCCGGCGCTCAGCGAGATCACTCCCGATGGGACGGAAGGACTAGTGGTTCCGATCGACATCTGCCCTGGATTCTCCCGGTGCTAGCCGATATGCTCGATCATCACGGCACGCTTGAAAGCTGCATTCGTGGCG